CTACAAATTATTTAGAATTTTCAACGCCTTTTGTGTTTCAATATGGCGCTTCTTATCGAGTAAATGGGCATACACACTTAATGTGATGTTGACGTCTGAATGCCCTAGGCGTTCACTCACGTATTGTATCGAAACATCGTTTGCTAGTAATAGACTAGCGTGTGTATGACGCAATCCGTGGAATGTAATCACCTTATAGCCCTTGTATTTAAGATATCTGGCAATTTGATTATTAGCGGCTGCATTGGTAGGAGGATAGCCATTTAATCCTTCAAAAGCGTATGTGTCGCCAAATACCCATGTTTTTGCAATAGCCATGAATTCGCTTGGCATTTCAATTGTGCGATTTGATGATTTTGTTTTTGTAACTTTAAAGGCACGATCATCTGCTTGCCAGGCCTTATTAATGGATATCGTATTATTTTTAAAATCAAAGTCATCTTTTGTAAGTCCGGCAACCTCGGAATATCTAGCACCGGAATAGGCGGCTGTTAATATCATTTTGCTGGTTGTGGCTGTATTGTTTTCAAGAGCGTGAATTAAATATTCGATTTCGTGAGCTTCCAAAAATTTTAAATTTTTATCTTTACTGTCTTTTGCGGAAAATGTTTTGACATTTCGTGTAAAATCTTTAAAAATAAAGTCCTCATCTACTGCATATTTAACAAAAGCACCAATCATATTTTTGATATGTGATACTGAGGATTGAACATGATCTTTACCATAGTCATTAATCAACCTCTGAAAGTCAGCAGAATTGAGGTCGGATAGTCTTTTGCTTTCCCAATACTTTTTCATAACTGTCAGCGTTGTAATGTACCATGTCTTGCTTCTTGTTTCTAAATGGGGTTCTTTAAAAACGATATACCAATCATAGAACATCTCAGTAATTAAACCGTCTTTTTTAACCAAAATATCATTATTTTTTTGATGTTCAATTTCAACGGCCCACTTGTTGGCTTCTGACTTTGTTGTAAATCCTGATTTAGTCTTTCTTTTTTTGCCTCCGTTTGCGGTAATGAGAACATTAGCAGTCCAAGTTTTACCACGTTTATAAATTGATGCCATAAAAAAAGCCTCCTTTAAAAAGGGGCTTACATCTGTTACAATATAACAGAACGCCCAGTGCGTTTATGTATAATCATTAGCACACCGACTGCCACCCCCGGCTAGGTGTGCTTTTTTTATTTGCTTATTTTCAAGACTTCATTGTCTATTATTTATTACTGCTGAGTCTTTAATCTTATTTTTGATGTATTTTAGTCCATATGAAATATAAAACGGCAATTAAAACTATAGCTGCAAAAGAAAAGTATATAAATATGAAAAACTATTTTAGTTGATAAAACATATATTTATATAAATAATTCATATTTGACACCTTTCCAATACAAAATATTATGTACGCCCGAAAGGGCATGATGAATGTTATTAATCTTCATTATCGTTATCTTTTTTATTCTGTTTTAATTTATACAACGCTGGGATAACCAAAATTAGAATTAAAGCAAAATATTCTATAGGCATTGTTTACTCCTGAATTAAATTCTTTCTATTTTCCCAAATGTATGAAATAACCAAAATAAGCAAACCTAAGTTAGAAGCCATAATGGCGAAAGTAGGATAGTTCAATATCCAAGAACCAAGTGACACAAACATCAAAATTAATGACAGCATTAAAATGTAAACAGTAATCTTTTTCATCTTTAATCCCCAAACTCTTTTAACGTGATTAGTGCACGTATTATATGTACGCCCGAAAGGGCATAAATTAATTAACGAATGAAGTGTTTTTTGCTTTCCAATCTTCAAGTTTGATAAAAACCCAAAATCCGTAAATGCCTAGTGTCACTAGTGTTAAGGCTAGCCATTTAATCCAATTTCCAAAAAGTCCGATTGCGCTGCCACTAAAATACATTCTGTGACCATCAACAACAGTGTGGTTAACTTTCCAACCATAGACCATGACAAGAGCCCAAGGGTATAGAATGCCTAAAGAAAACGCTGTTAATATGAAACCTAGAATAGACCAGCCAATCCATTCAAATAATCCACCATCAAAAAATGAACTTCTACCATACTTCGTTAAAGGTCCAAACTCTACAGGCATATTTGTCTCCTTAAACCTTTTATTGTGCTTGCTTGGCACATATATGTACGCCCAAAGGGGCATTAATTATAAACCTAAGATTTGTCTCTTTTTAGCATCAAAATCTTCTTGTGTGATTATACCTTGGTCTAATAATTCTTTTAAAGCTATTAAATCACTTAAACCATTGTCGGTTCTTTCCTCTTTATATATAGTTTCTTCTACAGTTTCAGTATTGTTATTTATAATACTTTTTAACTTAGAAAACAACTCTTCACTGTACGTGATTTTAAGCAGTGATTGATAAGGTGTATTTTGGATTAAAACAATTTTTCTTTTGATATCTTGAGTTGTGATTGACTGTATTTTATTCTCTTTTTTTGCTGTTAAACCGCCTACAACTGTTCCTACACCAGGCATCAAAATTGTCCCAACAACTGATCTGGTTATGACGCCTTTTCTTTTTCCTACGTTTTTTGTTTGTGTTTTTTCGTTTATTTTTTCATCAATTTTAACTTCTGTAATGTTTTTGTACTCGACATATACATCTTTGAAGTAGCTTTCAGTAGAAACCTTTATGATTTTTAATTCATCATTAAACTTATTTATACCAATTCGTCCGCTGGCTACAAATTTTGATTTCAACTCTATTTGATAGTTATCGTACTTCTTTTTATTTTCCTTTTCTTTAGAAGCTTTTTCCTGTGATAGTTGCATTTCCTTCTTGATTCCATCAAACAATCCCATAATAAATTCTCCTTTAATATATGTACCCGCATAAGCGGTTTATAATACAACGACACCGAATATTGATAGTTCATGCTCATCATTTATAGGCATGTCGTTGTATTTTTTATTTAGCGATACTAAACGGCAACCATTTTCATCACGCATAAACTTTTTAACGTAAGCTTGATGGTCATAATCAGCAATAACGAATTGACCATTGCGAACTTCTTTTGTTTTCTTAACAAATATAATTTGTTTGTCAGCGAATGTTGGTTCCATAGAGTCGCCATTAACGACAACGGCAAAATCATGAATAGGTATTTCACCATCATAATCTACTAACTCAGGCTTATTGTCAGATAAATATTCTCCGTTTCCAGCAGAGACAGCACCATAAACACTGACTTGATTTTTAGTTTTAGAAGGGAACACAAGTATGTTATTTTGTTCGTCTAATTGTTGATGGGCAAACTCAAATACTTTTTTCTTTCTAAGAGTATCAAGCTTATTGTATATAGAACTAATATCGTTATCTTGAGAAATACCTAAAATATATTCAGGTGTTACTCCTAAAACCTTAGCGAACTCATTAACTCGGTTTAATGGAAATTCTCGAGTACCGTTGAAATATCTTGACACAGCAGACTTTGCCATATCAACTCTACGTGCCAATTCACTAATAGAATATCCTCGTTTATCAGTGAGCTCCTTTATTAAGTAAATTATTTCATCGTTGGTACGCATTAATTTTCTCCGTAAAAAGTATTTTCTTTATTATATCATCGTTCCCAAAAGTATACAAATAAAACTCGATAAAGAACAAAAAGAATTTTATTTGAAATAAAACGTTGACAAATGAGAACGAGAGTTGTATATTTATATCGTACCCGAAAGAGAACGAAAGGAGGATGAATTATGAATGTGAATTTAAAACGTCTGAAAGCTGAAAGAATAGCTAACGGTCTAACACAGGATGAAATGTCATTGCGAATGGGCTGGAAATCAAGAACGCCTTATGCAAAACGCGAGTTGGGATTAGTTCCTATTGGAGCTGATGAGTTAGCGAAGGCAGCTGAGATATTAGGATATGATACAAACTCAGTGGGTATTTTTTTTACTCTAAACGTTCCCAATAAAGAACGAAAGCAGCCAGTATAGAAAGGAAAAGGTACAACATGCAAAATCAAATTAAGGTGTTTGACAACCTAAAAGTCAAAGAAGAAAACGGTCAAGTGCTGTTCGATGCAGAAACGTCAGCGATAGGGCTAGGGATTTCACGTATCGCATCAAGCGGTAACATTTCGGTTCGTTGGGAACGAGTAAATAAATATTTGTTCATACCCACAAGTGGGCATGAAATAAAGCGCGGTGATTTCATCACTGAACCGCAATTCTACAAGTTGGCAATCAAAGCTAATAATGAAACAGCCGAAAAGTTCCAAGACTGGGTCACGTCAGAAGTCCTGCCAGCAATTCGTAAACATGGCGCATACATGACAGACAAGACAATCGAAGATGTCCTAACTAATCCAGACACAATTATTCGATTGGCAACTGATTTGAAAAATGAACGTCAAGCAAAATTAGAGTTGGAACAAGAAAACTCTGTCTTGCTCCAACAGAATAACGAGATGAAACCAAAGGCGGATTATACAGATTTAGTCCTATCAAATAAAGCATTAGTCAACATCACGTTCATTGCCAAAGATTATGGACTGAGTGGACTTGCAATGAACAAACTATTGCATCAACTTGGCGTTCAATACAATCAATCAGGTGTATGGCTACTATATGCAAAACACCAGAAAAAAGGCTGGACACAATCAGAAACTCAAGAAGTTGCTCGCAAAGATGGCACGAAGAAGCTCGTAATGAACACAAAGTGGACACAAAAAGGTCGGTTAGGTTTGTATGAATTGCTTAAAGCAAATGGATACTTACCAGTAATTGAACAAGACCAACCAGCATAAGGAGGAAGTCATGGCAACATTTGATGGTCGCGGATATAACATCGGTGAAATCGTTGATAAAGAGCATTTAAACATCTCAAGGAATACGTTTAATAAACATATTCGAAGAGATAAGACGTTCCCTAAACCATATATCAGTACAGGAAATACAGTGATGTATTGGGGAACGCGGATTCAGTATTGGCTGGACAAGAAGTCAGGGAGTTAACACATGGAATATTTTTCAATTATTGGCATCGTGTTTGTTGTCGTTGCAGCATTCATCGGTGGTGTAGTCGTGGGCGACGGTTTAGGTAAGTGACATGGCAAATAACAACTATCCCAGTGGTATGACGGTTACAGACCTGCAACATGTAGGTGAATTGCCAATGCGTTATGAAACACGCTTAGAATATCTTAGAAATGAGCGTAGCAAGTCATTAGATGAGATTGACCAGGTGAATGATTACATTCATGAGTTGGATGACGAGATACGTCAACTGGAGTTTGGTGATGAATAGGTTACGAGAGTTGAGACTGGAACACAAAGAACGTCAAATTGATCTGTCTGTTGGTGTGGGAATTGATACACAGGATATATCAAGATACGAGCGTGGTGTGACAGTCCCAAGTCTAAAAAGGTTAATCATATTCGCTGATTATTACAACGTCAGCATTGATTATCTAGTTGGGAGGTCAGATGAAGGATAAAGAACTAATTACAGAGTTGCAGAACATGCGTATGCGTATGCGTCTCGGTGTTCTGCGAGACAACATCAGAAGTCGTGATGAAATAGCTGGAGAATATGCAGGCGATGTTATGTCGTTTATGACTAACATCTTGTCACGGATTAGCAAAGAAAAGGTGGATAAATAATGAATAACAAAACAGTCGCAAATCTATATAAAAACTTAGACGAATTGAGTGAATTAATTAGTGACGAATGCGAAAGTGGATATGTCGATAAAGAAAAAATACACACCATAGCCGAAGTGATGAAGTGTATTTCTAAAACTATTAAGAATTTGAAAGACTAATGTAATCAATGTCTTTACTATCCAAGAATAGCGTTTGATGACCTTTGAACGTTAGTGCTCTTAAACTTGTTTTATTTAGCAAAAATGAGTTTTTGAATTCTTCGATACTAACGGTTTGATGCTTAGAAGTAGCAGAACGTAAAACATTAACTTCGGTAACGTCACTTGCACTGATTAACTGTCCAGATGTAGTTCTAATTAATACTTTCAAAATATTTCTCCTTCTGCATAGATTATGAAAATCGTATGCTATCAAATTTGCAAACGCCAGTTCGTAACGACCGAACGTTTGTAACTTAATTATATCTCAAACAAACAATAAAAGGAGGACTAAAGATGGCATTGACAATAGGTGAAAAAATAATTTTAAAACTTGATGAAACTGGTAAAACAGGCTACTGGTTGGCGAAAAAATCAGGTATTTCATTTGGGGCATTGTACCCCATATTAACTAACAAAAGATTAAATCCTACGTTTAGCACAATGGACAAAATAGCTGATGCATTAAATGTCAGTTTAGATGAATTTAGAAGTAAGGAGGTTGATTAGTGGCACAGAGAAGAATGTTCAGCAAAAAAGTAACTGATACCGATACATTTCTAGACATGCCATTGTCTACACAAGCATTGTATTTTCACTTGAATATGCACGCTGATGATGATGGATTTATTGACAATACTAAGACGATTCAACGAATGATCGGCTCAAGTGATGATGATAGAAAGTTGTTAGTTGCTAAGCAATTTATAATACCTTTTGAAAACGGTTTAGTAGTCATAAAAGATTGGCGAGTTCATAACTATATACAAGGAGATAGGTACCACAAAACCCAGTATATCAACGAAAAGAGTCAGCTTGTTGTTGAAGAAAACAATATGTATACAAAACGTGTACAAGAAGTGTCCAACATGGATACGCAGGTAAGGTTAGGTAAGGATAGGTTAGGTAAGGTTAGTAAAGATATATTGTCTGGTTCTGACGAACCCGACCACGTACCTTACAAAGAAATTGTTGATTACTTGAATGAAAAGACAGGTAGCAAGTATCGCAGTAGCGGTTCAAAAACAAAATCATTGATTAAAGCAAGAACTAACGAAGGATTTAGTCTTGATGATTTTAAGACAGTCATTGAAAAGAAAGCAAAAGAGTGGTCAGGCACAACTATGGAAAAGTATTTAAGACCTGAAACTTTGTTTGGTACTAAATTTGAAGGTTATCTGAACGAGAAACAGTCAGCCAATCAAAAGCAGATTGGTTATGGCAAACAGAAACATCAAGGTATAGTCCCTAAGTTTTTGCAAGGTAAGGTTTAGTCAATGGCAAAGATTGAGAAATGGGTCAGCGACTTCGTTAGGACAGCCATAGCTTTAAAAGCATCAGGATTGCGTACAAGCAACGATAACAATTTGTTTGTACAAATAGACACTGAAGAGCTTGGCACTCGTCTAAAAGCAAATGGCGGGCTAAAAGAGATGATCAGTTATGTAGCACAGGCTGATAACTTTTCTATAAGGTCAACATGGGAATCATCTCCGACAGCTATTAAAACCTTGCAAGAAATGAGAGCAGAAAAAAACGCCTAACAGCTGGAACTGTTAAAGCGTAGGTGTATCTGGACTGATAACACTTCAAGAATATCAAGAAATGAGGAATAAGGCAAATGATAAATGAACTAGCACAACCAAAAGTAGACGTAAAAGATGGCCAAATTAATTTCAAAAATGTAGACCAGTTCAAAAGTGACTTTGAACAAATTATTCAAAGAAATAACAACTTTATCGTTACTGATGAAACATTAACTGGATCAAAAAAAGCCAGAGCAGAATTACGTAATGCGGCAAAAGAGTCAGCAGCATGGCGTAGCAAAATCAAGGCAGAACTATTGAAACCGTTTGAAGATGTGGCTGAAATAGCGATCAGCTTTGAAAAGAAAGCTAAATCAGCAGCTGATGCAATCGATTCGGATGTCAAAGTGTTTGATGAAGCTGAAAAGCAGAAACGATTAGACGGCTTAAAAACTTATGTTGATGCTAGAGCAAAAGAACTGGGCATTGAAACGATTACAGAATTTAATGACAAGCATTTAATCAAGGGTAATTTTAACGGTACTAAGCCGAAGCAAAAATTTATCGATGAATTTATCGAACCAGAATTATCACGGTTAGTTTCTGAAAAAGAGTTAAAAATTGCAAACGCTGCAGCTGTAAAAAATTATGCAGGGAGTAAAGGATTTGATCCAGAGGGCTACATTCATTCACTAGATTTTAAGACTCTTGCACAGATTATGGGTGACATTGACGGCGATGTGGAGCGCAAAAGAAAACGGGAAGAAGCTGAAAAAGCGATTGCTGAGATGGAAGCTCGAAAAGAGCAAGAAAAAATTGAGAACGCAAAATCTACAGGTAATAAAAAAGTTGACGAAGAAACAGGTGAGATTATTCAAAATACGCAGCCTGTTCCTGAAAAAACATATAACAGGACACTATACATCATCGAAGCAACGAGTGCGCAACTGAACCAATTAGCAGATTATATGAAATCAAATGGTATTGCTTTCAGGGGTGAAAAATGACCGAATTCAAAAATCTTTATGAAGCGTTGGCTGAAACTCAAAATCATATTGAACAGCCGAAAAAAGACGCTAGCAACCCGATGTTTAAGTCGAGTTATGTGACATTAGATGCAGTTATTAATGCAATAGTTAATGCGCGAAAGTCATCCGGGGCAAAATTCTTTTTCACTAATATTGTGCAAGACGGCATTATGATTACTCGTATTATCGGATATGGGGACACATTAGATTTGTCTGGGTCAAAAGTAGCAGACGACCTCGGAAATAGGGGGACGAACTCGGCTCAAGCAGAAGGTTCAGCATTGACGTATGCGCGGCGTTATAGTCTCTCGATGGCGTTCGGTATTGCCAGCGATGTTGATGATGACGGTAATGGTGCAAGTGCGTCAAACCGAAAACCAGCACAACCGAAACTGATTTCAAAAGAAAAACTCGCGTTGTTGAAAAGAATGATCACGGAAACATCTGAATTCAGCGGTCAAGACATGATGGCATTCACACTGAAAGCGGCAAACGTTGCGGCATTGAAGTTCGTGACAGAAGAAAATTACAAACCATTACTTGCAAAAGTGACGGAGTGGCATCAGAAAGCAGAGGAGAAAGCAAATGAACCAAGTTAATTTAATCGGTCGTTTATCAAAAGACATTGAAGTTAGATACACACAATCAGGAAAAGCGGTTGGAAGTGGCTCAATCGCAGTTAATCGCCGCTTTAGAAGTGCTAATGGTGAGCGCCAAGCCGACTTTATCAACTTTGTTATCTGGGACAAGGCGGCTGAAAACTTAGCTAACTTCACACACAAAGGCTCACAGGTTGGGCTTGGTGGAGAGTGGCAAACACGCAACTATGAAAATAATAATGGCCAAAAGGTCTATGTAAATGAGTTGGTAGTCAATGCCTTTGATTTATTAGATCCAAAATCTGCGACACAGACACAAAGAAACTTGGATAACGTGGATCCATTCGCCGAACAGAACACAAAGCAGTCACCTAATCCTTTTGCAGCATCGGGAAAAACAGAAATGGACATTTCTGATGATGACTTGCCATTCTGACTGGTGATGCCATGCAAGAGTTTCAGGCATATCCAACACAAAAAGCTGGTAATGAAATCATATTTAGATTCAGAGACGAAGAATCAGCAAATCAGTTTTTATCCACGTTTCAATTATTTAAACAGACACTGGTTGAAATTCAAGTCAGAGATGATCGTGAGATAAGTGCGCAACAAAGAAAATTCATATATGCATTATTTAGAGATATTTCCAACTGGTCGGGTGACTTACCAGAATATGTGAAACAACTGTTTAAAATGTGGTTTGAACAGTGGAAAGATTTAGACGAGTTTTCCTTAAGAGATGTTGAAAAATCAGTTGCAGCCGGCTTAATCACATTTATGTTGGACTTTGTAGCAGAACATAATGTGCCATTGAGCTTTAAACCATTAGATGCATTGGCACCAGAAGATGTCGCACATTTTGAATACGCTTGTCTGATGAACAAGTGTTGCCTGATATGCGGTAAAAAGCCAAGCGATTTGCATCATTTAGACACGATTGGTCAAGGTGTAGATAGACGCAAGACGAATCACTTGAAACATAGAGCAGTGCAGCTATGCAGAATCCACCATAATGAGGCGCATTCGCTGGGTATTGAAACGTTTTTAAGTAAGTACCACATCAACGGCATAAAGATAGATGAGCGCATTGCTAAGGTGCATAGATTGAATATAAAGGAGAGGCAATCATGACATTTGATGATGTAATCAAAGAAATTTATAACCCCCTTATTTACCAATGGCCATCCCCATCAGGTGAAATGGTTAGTGTTGCAAAGCAAAAAACAACACTAGAACTGGTAGAGACAATTAAAGAGCTAAAACAAGAATATGCACCAACAATTGAAATGACACAGCGACAAAAAGATTTATTATTGCATTACAAGCAACATTCATGGTTTAGTTTATTTTTGGGCAAGCTAAACGATCCATATAATGAGATATATAGATCATTGCCTGATTTGTCCTGTTTTGATAATTGGGGTACGGCAAAAGAACGAGAAAATGAGATTTTATCAGCTTGGTTGCACCCTGAAACAATTAAAGTGATAGGAGAAAACAATGACACAGCAACAAGTAGTCGGAACAAAGACTAAAAATATTTACTTTATGGGCGATGCAATCGCATGCCGACGTTTCATAAACGATAATTCGATTTCAAAAACAGTTGGTAAGGGTAAATCAGCAAAGAAGCGTAGCGAGTTTGGTTTTAAAGAAGCATTGCGGATTGTGTGATAAACATATGGATAAGGTAATACTAGATCCAAACATACTAAGGCAGTTTACGCTCAACAAATACATTGAAGCTGAACGCAAAAATCGTTTTATCGCTGCGAAACTAAAAAAGACGGCTACCGCCTATGCCAGAAACGTTTTCTTACAAGCGATTACTGACGACGTATCATTCTCATGGCCAACAAAGTTAAAGTTTGATTGGTATCTGCCAGACAGACGGATAGACCCTGATAATTGGACGTTTACGCAGAAGTTCATCTTTGATGGTATGCAAAAAGCGCAGATTGGTAAGCGCGTATTCTTGGACAATGACAACGTGAAAAATATAAAAGGGTTCGACCATGACTTTTATGTAGACAAGGTGAACCCTAGGTTAGAAATATATGAAATGGAGGTAGTGCATGAAATATGACATCAGAGTGTCCGGGAAGACGATTAAATCGTTTAGCAATCTAGACGCTGCGAATGTGTGGAGAGATGGGTATCAGAGTGTGAACCCAGACAAAACTGTAATTGTAGTTAAGGATTATGGGAAGGTTGGTGAGTGACGAGTTGCATTTGAAGTGAATAGTACCAAATGGTAAAATATTATTTTTGAATTAATTTTATTTATGAGGAGTCAAAACTATAATGTGTTTGAAAGATGTACAAGTTTGTTATAAGTGGTTTCACCAAAATGTGTTGTGTGAACACGAAAACTATATCCGTAAACCATTGAATGGTAGTTTAACTTTTTATACCTATGAATGTAGCCAATGTGGGAAACGAAAACAAAATTGGTAGAATACAATTAAAAAAGATCAAAATCTCTAAATATAAATAATTTGAATACTATTATTACAAATATTTGCACTGTTATGCAAAATGAGGTTATCATTATTGTTCCCCTACTTCTAAGTTTAATACCGACGTAGAGAAAATAAAGGAGTGCCAAAATGGTCACGATAACTATTGTTGTAAAAAACTTAAGAGTGTCGACTATTTGTAAAGTGATCATTAAAAAGGCCTTTAAAAAAATTTGATAAAACAATTGTATCAAATTAAAGGCGAGATACAAAATTAACTATTAGGAGAAAAAATGGCGGACAAGATAGATAAACTGATATTAGATATGACTGCTGGAAGTCGAATGATGTGGTTCAATAAACATAATGAGCTCGCAACATTCGTTGATAAGCGACGTCTGCATGAAAAATTATCATCGGGGCATGTAATAGATGTAAATCCTGATGTATTGGCGGATTGGACGCTAGGTTTACCTTTTGATGATGAAACATACAATTTAGTATTGTTTGACCCACCACATTTAATTCACGCGGGAGACAATAGTTGGTTGGCCAAAAAGTATGGGACACTCAACCCAGACAACTGGCAAGAAATAATCAAAATCGGTTTCGATGAGGGTATGAGAGTTCTTAAGAAAAACGGAATACTAATATTCAAATGGAACGATAGTCAAATACCGATGAGGGCAATATTGGACACCGTTGGTGTTGAACCACTGTTTGGACAAAAACGTCAAAAAACACATTGGCTAGTATTTATGAAAGTTTAGGTGAAAAAGATGGCGGATAGAATAGACAAATACTTCAGTGATTATTATTCTGGTGTGATAGACATGCAGATTGAGTTGAGAAAAGATGAATTGAAACTGCCGGTTAGTATTGATGAGAATATTGGTGGTGGCAAGGCTGAGAATAAGCGTAGTTTTCCATTGGAAAATAATATGATTATTGAGGAATCAGATTACACTTTGCAATCATTTATCAGAGACAAGTGGGTAATGGATCAGTTCATTAAGGTTTTGACTGAAGAAGAGCGAGCGCTGCTTTCTCTGAAGTTCAATAGACAAAAACGTAGAAGTTGGCTACAGGTTGCAGGGATTTTATCTAAGTCAGAAAGCCAGTGTCGCAGAGACTTAGTGAATATAAAGAATCGGTATCGCGAATCTATATTTGTAATTAGACCTGTGGATAACTTATAGGGTAAAAAACATGCGCGTTTTATGAACGTTTTAGGGCAAAAAACAGTGCTAATATTGTAGTATCGAATGATTGAGAGATCAACGATGTGGTATCATCTTTCTTGTAAAAGGAGAGATGATGTATGAGCGAAAAAGAAAAAATGTGGCCGAAAACTGTAACGTGGATTTTATCATTTTTTTCGATAATGATATCTGTTGCCGTATTTGGATATCAATTGAATCAAAGCGACAGGTACAGTGATAACACAAAAATGATTCTGATTAATTCAGCAAAATTAGCTGAATATGATTTGAATTTGATGATTTATAAAATTGACAACGGTGGAGATGAAACACTTGATTATGGTCAATTTAGATTCCAACTTGATAGCCTTCAGCAAAACTTTAAAACTATTGAAGCTATAAATCCAACAAGTTTGCCTAAAAATCAAGCTATGAATTATCAAGTTTATCGTCAAAACCTTAACGCTGTTATTTACAAGACGACGTCATACGTGAATGCGTTGCGGGTGAACCAAACGGAAACTCCAAAAGACACAGACAAGCTTCACGTGGATTTAGGCGCAAGACAGAATTTCTACCAAGGTGTCGGTAGTTCCGTGAATCTAATTACAAATGATTTAAAAGCGCTCGAAAATAATAATTCGTTATATGAGCAAGACTATAAGAAAAATTCAGAAATTTTGGAGAAACAAAAATGAGTGAAATTTGTATATATGGGCCAATTGTTTTATCTATAATCGCTTTGGTGATATCAACTTTTCAAATTGGATATACAGTTGGTAAAAATATTGGAGCAGACTCAAAGAATAATTAAACAGGATTATTGCTAACACATGCTACGGCGTGACTTACGTTATGGGTTGTTAGTTGTCCTATCGAAAGATTAAAACTAACGTATGTCTCGATTGTGACGCCTTACAATCAGGGTTATCGCACCCTAAAGCGACGTTGCACATACTTGCAGGAACAAGGATTAGTGGTAATGTAAAATAGATAGGTTGAAATATCTATTATTATGACAGGTGGCGGAATAGACCGCTCCAGTACCTTACATGAGCAACTGGGTTAGAAATATCGTTTGTAAGGTGCAAATCCTTGCCCTGTCATTGCAAGACTCTTACTAAGTGATGTATCAATAAGCCGTTACACTCGTGGTAGGTGAGCAAAAAAATACATGTAGGTGTGGATGTAGTTCAGTTGGTTGAGCTGGCTGTCGTAAAGGACGTTAAATATACGCAGGTTCGAGTCCTGTCATTCACATTGCGGTAACGCAAACACAACTTAATGAGTGACATTTGCCTGTTGCTCGTACATAATAATAAATATGTGCATTGTTATATAATATTTGTTATGATGGAAAGCGTGATATTTTTAAAAATAAACTCTCTCATTTTTAAACCATATTCTTTGAAACAGAATTATCACCACAAAACCACTATAGGTTAATTCCTAGAGTGGTTTTTATTATCGTTTGAATTAAATATGAATTCTGGGTATAATTGCTGAATGGTAACCCAACCCTAGACTGTTATAATTTTGCTGCTTTCAAGTAATTTTTTGCATATCGGGTTACCGTACATAATAAATAGTAGTCCGACTTACATTGTAGGTTGGGCTTTTTTGATGGAGTAAATTATGGACGAACAAACAAAACAGCGACTGAGATATATCAGAGACGCTACAGAAGTGAATAAAAGACATGCAGATATGTTGAGAACACAAAGCGAATCTCGTCATGAGCGAGCGCGTGTGCAGATTAAAAGCGAAGTGATGGAGAATAGGAATATTAACTATCGCAAACATATGAAGTGGTTGGGATAATCATTGAGATATCAAAGGAGAAACATGACATACTTATTTATCGTATTAGGATTTTTATTTTTAGGGTTCGTATTTCATATAGGTTCAGCTGTTGCTCTAGCATTTAAAAAAATTGTTTTGACAGTTATTAGTGTAATTTTGGCTTATGCTTTTTATATCGTAACGATTGGGTTCGGAGTAGTTTTGATTATTTGGTTGATTAAAAATATCTAGCAACCTATATAATTCTAATGGTACAATTATTTCTATTGGAGGATTAGTATGAAAATTAATATGAGGTTGTTTTCGATTATTGCTAGTGTTAGTGTATTTTTAATACTTATGTTTTTTAGCTTAGTTGAATTTAGTCTTATTCCATTTGTGAAGATAGATAAAGATTGGTTGGGATTTTGGGGAGGGGTGGTCGGTGGACTTATAGGTGTACTAGGCACATTTTCTCTTACAGCGTTCACTATAAATTATTCAGATAGACAAAAGGTATATGGGGAATATTCTGAATTATTAAAAGAAGTTCAACGTTTTGGTAAGTCTGTTCAGAAAGACATTATTGATAACTATCAAAATGCCGTTGTACTTCAAAAAATAGTATATGAGTGCGATCAACTTGATATATCTTTTGGTCAGCGATACGACAGTATATTAAGAAAATCAGGATCAATATTTAGTATGCCTAAGTTTAAATACTATACAGAAGTTAGCAACAATTTGTTTATGGTTCGTTATTGTGCCGAACAATTACAGTTGAAGATGAGCCTAACTACCCAAAATAAAAATATAAACGTTGCGAATAATAAGGAAAGAATAGATAACGCATTGATCGCTTTGAATCGCTCAATTAGTGAGCAATTGAATAAATATGACTAAGCGCATAAGCGCTTTTTATTTTGCATTGAAAGGAGATACTATGCAACAAGGACACCCAAGACATAAACAATTGAGTAGGGCTAGACATGAGATGCGTATGCACAATAGGCGCGTGTTCGATAAAAAGCTGAATGACGGTATGAGAAGCATTGCTAAAGGCGTTCGTAAAGTGGCTAAACAAGTTTCTGATGGCATTAGAAACATAATAAGCGGTAATGTTTCAACCGAACACGAACAAGCGCCAGAAATCAAGGATATTTATAGTGAGATGCACAAACCGTCTGCACCTCAAGGACTGGTTCAGATAGTACCACCTAATCTAACCAGTGATTTTTTTGGGAGTCGAAAATGAAACATACAGCAATCAATTTAGTAGTATAATGGCGATGTTCATATAAAAGGAGGATATTGTCATGTTTAGGTTACAAGAAGGAACACATGCTGGTAAAACTAATTCTGGTAAAAGGTTTGAATACTCGTTGCTTTCTATCGGTGGAATCGGTGAACAGAATGAATATCAGTTGGATTTAAAGGTTTATGGTGAAACACAGAGTTTCAGTACGATTATACAACCGGGACAATTAGCTGAATTTGCCGGAATTAAGTTTATATTTTAATTAATAGAAACATTTAAGCGCATAAGCGCTTTTTATTTTGCAGTGAAAGGAGATACTATGCAACAAGGGCACCCAAGACATAAACAGCTGAGCAAGGCTAATCACGAGATGATAAAGCATAATGGTTATATGTTTGTCAAAAAAATATTAGATGGTATGGTCAAGGGTATTGTAGCGGTTGGAGAAGCATATGGTCGCGCGATACGCAATTTGCTCAACACATCGGACATGAAACCACTCAAGGACAAAACCAAAATTAAGGATAGTTATATTGAAATGCATAACCCTAAAGGATTAATACAGGTAGCTACACCTAATTTTAGTCAGTAATTTAGTAAACAACATTGAAAGGAGGTGCCGAGATGACATGAAAAAGTATGAAGAAGCCGAGCAAGATTATAAAGATGGATTTAGTTTGGCTGATATTGCACAAAAATATGATGTTTCTGTTGGTACAGTTCGCTCGTGGAAATCTCGACATTGGACTACCAATGTTGCAACAAAAACGCAACGCGTTGCAAAAAACGTTGCAGTGACAAAACCAACTGAAAAAGCCATTGATGAACTAAGCGACAGTGAATTGACAGACAAGCAGAAAGCCTTTGTACTGGAGTATCTTCGTATTTCTAATGCCACACAATCCTACATAAATGTTTATGATGTACCATATAGCACTGCACGTGTAAGTGGTTCTCGTATGTTGACAAATGATAACATTCAAAATGAAATAAAGCGTCTTCGCAAAGCTAAACTACAAGAACTAGGCGTGGACGCTTTTGATTTGATGGAAGATATGGTTATCGAGGCACGAGCAGATATTGGTGATTACATAGACTTTGGTAAGTACGATATGCTGAACGTTGATTTTGATGGCGATATAAAACTAGACACAGAAGACAACCCAGAAGTGTTTCATAAGTCATGGTTGCAGTTTAAAGATAAAGACAAACTCGATACCAAACCTATTAAGGCTATGCGAATTGGCAAAGATGGACCCGTTGTTGAATTGCATGATCGCAATAAAGCGCGTCAAGCACTACTTGAGTATCTGAATAAAAATATAGGTGATGGTGACGATGTGCAAATCATAGGTTTTGACAGGAGAAAAGCAAATGCTGAACGTAGCGAAACTAGTTAATCCAGCTTTCGACCACTTATGGGAAACCAATGCAACTAATATCATTGAATCTGGTGGACGTGCAAGTACAAAATCAAGTGCGATTAGTATGTATCTAGCGATGGGTATGATGGCTGATGAAAACGCCAATGTGGTTTGTTATCGTAAGGTAGCAGGAAACTTAAAACGTAGTGTCTATGAGCAAATTAAATGGGCTTTAGATGAATTACATGTGTCATGGTTTTTCCGCTTTAAAACGTCTCCTATGGAGATTATAGACAGGCGTAATGGCAGTGGGTTTTATTTTTCTGGTGTTGATGATCCTAGTAAGCAAAAGTCATTTAAGATTGCTAAAGGTTACGTTCGTTGGTTGTGGTTTGAAGAAGCAACAGAGTTCAGCAACTTCACTGAGATACATACAGTGCAGTTATCATATACACGTCAAAAGTTGCCTAAAGGCATGCAAGTTGTCACGATATTCTCGTATAACCCGCCACGCAATCCTTACGACTGGATTAATGAGTGGGTCGAGAGTGTTAAAGATGACGTTGACTTCTTAATCGTTCATACAACTTATCTAGATGACGTATTGCACTTTTTATCTGACCAATACTTGCATGATATTGAGAAGTACAAGGTCAATGATTATGATTATTACAGATGGCAATTCTTAGGTGAGCCTGTTGGTCTTGGTACAAACGTTTATAAGATAGACTTGTTTCAACAATTAGAACATTTAGAAGAGCTAGATGATGCTGTTGTTGACTTATACTTCTCTGCCGATGTTGGGCATTCTGTGTCTGCTACTGCTGTTGGTTGTTATGGTGTGACGTATCATCGTAAGGTTGTTTTATTAGACACTTGGTATTACAGTCCAGAAGGTAAAGTTGATAAAATGGCTACCGATGACTTATCTAAGAACGTTCATGAGTTTATAGAGCGTATGTATGCTAAGTACGGCAAGCCTATCAGCAACATGACAATGGATAGTGCTGAAGCAGCCTTAAGAAACCAATATCACAAAGACTTTGGTATTGATTGGCACCCGATAGCAAAACTAAAGAAACCAGACATGATTGATCGTGTGCAAAATTTACTTGCACAGGATCGTTTTTATTATCTGCCAACTGAAAACAACCTTAACTACTTTATTGAAGAGCACAAGCGCTACCAGTGGGACGAAAAGACATTACATGCTGAAAAACCAGAAGTAATCAAGATAGCAGACCACACATGTGACAGCTTTCAGTATTTTGTTTTAGATAACGAAGACGTTCTAGACCTTGCATGGTAGGAGTAACTATGACAATCAGAGATAAACTACACAACTTTTTTACGAAAGGAAAAATAAGCATGGGTTTTGGAAAATCACTTGCAAACATTACTGATGACCCACGTGTCAATTTGCCTGCTAGCGAAATTTTACGCATTCGAGAAGACTTAGATTACTATGCTGATGTATTTGATAACATCAAGTTCTTTAACACACTAAATCAACAGCAATCACGTAAGCCGTCAACATTATCTATCACTCATCAAGCAGCACGTAAGTTAGCCTCAGTGATATTTAATGAGCAAGTTACTGTGTCTGTGGCAGATGAAAAGATTGATGACTTTGTTAATCAAGTATTTACGGATAATTTGTTCAACTTGAAGTATGAAGAGTATTTAGAAACTGCCATTGCTACTGGTGGATTTGCAATTAGACCATATGTTGACAATAGTAAAATTAAGTTAGCTTGGGTACGAGCAGACCAATTTGTACCGCTCCAGTCTAATACCAATGATATTCAGTCAGCAGTCATTGTTAATCGTACAACACGGTCAGAAAATAACATGATGATTTGGTATTCGCTATTAGAATTCCATGAATTTGACGGTGTCAGTAATGAGACAATTACAAATGAATTGTATCGTTCTAGTGATAGTCATGAAATAGGTCAACAGGTAAATTTAAGCGCTATTGATGCCTTTGCTAATTTGCCAGAGCAAGTTGTTATTAGTGATATTGTGCGACCGACATTCGCCTACTTTAAAACACCTGGTAAGAATAATAAGTCAATTGAAAGTCCATTAGGTATCGGTATTGTTGAGAATAACAAGAATGTTATCAATGCAATAAACACAGCTCAAGACCAGTTTTATCGTGAGGTTAAACTAGGAAAGAGACGGATTGCGATTGATGGTTCATTGATGAAACCTAGTGCAGCTCACTCGAATGATGACATGAATCAAGGTTACCCAGTATTTGACACTGATGACGATGTGTTCATGCAAGTTGGTAAAACAAAAGACGGTAAGCCTATTATTGAAGACCTAACTAACGATATTCGTGTTAACCAATACAGTGATGCCATACAGTTATTTATACGTGAGTTTGAAAACAATATAGGGTTATCGCAAGGCACATTGTCAACGGACGCTACAAAGAGTACTAAGACAGCAACGGAAGTTGTCTCAGATAATAGCGACACTTATCGCACGCGTTCAAGTTACATTACTCAGGTTGAGAAGCAGATTAAAGAACTGATCATATCTATTGTGCAATTAGCTACCAAATCAGAGCTATTTGATAACGGTGAAGCACCGTTATCAGTAGATTTAGTCAATAATCCATTAGAAATTAACCTACATTTCGATGACGGTGTGTTTGTTGATAAAGATAAGCAACTTGAAGAAGATTTAAAGGTTGCAATGGCTCAAATCATGCCAAAGAAACGCTTTTTGATGCGTAATTACGGCTTGAGTGAAGATGATGCTGATAAGTGGCTTACTGAACTACAAAGTGAGGCACCTGAAACTGACAATATTCCTAATGAACAAGCTAGTATGTTAGGTGGCAATGATGGGAGCGATGATGAATGATTACGCCAAACTCAATGCAACAGCAAGCCGATAAAATCAGTGATATTTACGCCAAATTGGAACAAGACATTTTTAAATTGCTTATAAGTGCAGTAAAAGGTAGTGATTGGGACAAAATAAACGCTGATAATGCGCTGATGTGGCAGGTTGAACAGCTCAGTAAGATGAATTCGCTGACCAAAGACGTCATTAAAATTGTGGCCAAAGCTAATAAGGTTTCAGAACCAGAATTAACTCACTTGATTCAGCGTAATGGTTTACAAATTGTCAATGAAATTGATAGTCAGTTACAAAAGACGATGAATAAGAATGTTGCAGTTGGTGCTGATACAGCTGATATGTTGGACTCAATTATGCGCCAAACGTTTCTTGATATTAACAACAACGTTAATCAAACATTATTGACTACCAATTACGACAATAACTCAGCTATGAAGACATTTCAAAGCATAGTTAAGCAATCAACACTAGAAGTCACAAGTGGTCTTAAAACGCCTGAAAAAGCTGTCAAAGATAACATCTATAAGTGGGTTGAAAAGGGTATTCAGACTACACTGGTTGACAAAGGTAATCATGGTTGGTCATTAGAAAGTTACTCAAGGTTAGTAGTTAATGCCACAGCACACAGGACATTTAATGACTTGCGATTAAAACGTATGCGTGATTATGGCATGGGACAAGCGATTATGAGTTCTCACATTGCAGCAAGACGTGCCTGTGCTTTTATACAGGGTAAAGTTGTCAATGTCGTGACAAGCGACAATGAGGCCTACAATCAAAAATATGACAGCATATATAATCATGGCTATGGCAAGCCACAGGGCACACAAGGTATTAATTGTAGTCACACCTTGACACCGTTTGATCCAGATGTGAACACTGATGTTACTGAAAAACAGTATGATCCAGACGACGCTATAAAGCGTGGCGATGAACAACAAAAGCAACGTAACATGGAACGTGCTATTCGTAATAGCAAGAAGAAATTAGCAGCTGCTGAACAACTGAATGATACAGAAATGATTTCAAAAATGAAGTCACAAATATCTAATCAGCAAAGTAATTTACGTGATTTTATTAGTGATAAAGACTACTTAGGTCGTGATTATTCGCGAGAGCAAGTTTATAGCAAATAGGAGAAAACATGCATCACTATATTACGAAATACGAAGAAGATGGCGTTAGATATGCAGAAAGCTGGTTTCAAATCAATTTATTTAATTGGTGCTTTTGCTTTTTAAAACGAAAAATAACCATCTAATTTCGCGGACCTGAGCACGTCCCTTATAAAAGGCTTTTTAAAGTTCAAAAAATTCGGTGACGTTACACCGTAAAAACACGAAGGAGATTTTTATGAACCGCGATACATTGCAAAAGTTTGGTCTATCAGAGGAACAAGTTAATCAAGTCATGGCAGAACACGGTAAGGACTTAGAAAAGTCAAAGGCTGTTGAGAGTGAGTTAGAACAAGTAAAGCAACAAAATACTGAACTAACATCACAGATTACTGACCGAGATAAGCAACTAAAGGACTTATCAGGCAAAGCTGGGGACAATGAAGAGCTTCAATCACAAATCAAAGCATTGCAAGAACAAAACAAGCAATCTAAGACTGATTACGAAGCTAACATTGCTACTTTGAAACGCGATGGTGCTATTGAATTGGCTTTGCGTGAAGCACAAGCTAAAAACCCAAAAGCTGTCAAAGCATTGCTTAATGGAGACATTATTTCTGTTGATGATTCTGGTGTACATGGACTGAAAGAACAACTGGAGCAATTAAAAGAATCTGATTCCTATTTGTTTAATATCGAGCCAGAACCAAAGCCTGGTTTGAAAATTACACCATCTGGTAACCCTGGTGGCGGTGTTAATGCAGAAAAGAATATTGCTGATATGTCGCTTGAAGAAATGACGGCAGAATATCAAAAGAACCCAGCCTTATTTGGCTAATACAAAGGAGATAACACATGGCAGTTACAAATTTAGCTAATACGATTATTCCTGTAGTTTTTGATAAGTATGTTTTGAATACTATCATGAAGACTAATCGTTTTATTCAATCAGGTATTATGACACCTGACAACACACTTGGTGATCAACTACTTCAACCAGGTAATGATATTACAATTCCGTTTTTGAATGACTTGTCAGGTGAGCCACAAGCATGGACTGATACTGATGATATTGACGTTGATAACCTTACAACAGGTTCACAGCGAGCAATCAAGTTCCGTCAAGCTAAGGCATTTGGTTCTACTGAAATCTCACGAATGGTTTCTGGTGCACCTATTGCCGAAACAATCGCAGGACGCTTCGCAAATTATTGGAACAATGTTGATCAAACTATCTTGAACGCTACATTGCAAGGTGTATTTTCAAACAGTAAGGTCGCTAACACCAAGTTGTTTGACCAAACTGTTGTGTCACCATCTGACGCTACTTTTGGTGCAAAAGGATTCTTGGCAGCCATTGGATTGCTTGGTGACCTACAAGACCAAACATTTAATAAGATTGCGGTTAATTCAGCCACATATTCACAAATGAAATTCCAAGGTATGATCAACACAATTCAACCTCAGAATGCAGTTACACCAATTAACTATTACAACAACATGGAAGTTATTGTTGATGATGATATTCCTTTGGAAAAGGACGGCATTGCTACAGCCTATATTTATGGCCAAGGTGCCGTTTCTTACTCAACTGTTCTTCATTCAACAGAAGTTGTTCATGAAGCTTTGAAGCAAGGTGGACGTGATTCAGTCGTCAACAAACGTGTATCAGCAACTCACGTTAACGGTACGACATTAGCTAAAGCATTCAACCCTATGGGGCAAACAACGATTAAGTCAGAACTAGCAAAGGGCTCAACATGGGACATTGCTGATGGGGTTGATCCACGAAATATTCGTGTTGTTGCCTACAAGTCAAAGCTTGATGATGCATTTGTACCAGCTGCACTAAAAGGTGATGGAAAGTAATTGAAAGGTGTGAGTTATGTATTTAACTTATTCAGAATTCAAGAGTATTCTTAGTGATTCTGTCGATGAAGTTACGTTCGATAAGCTACTAGTAAGGGCTGAAATTCAAATTGATACAGTTACTAATTACTTTTACAGTATGCCTGGTATTAATGATATTGAATCTGATTCTAACTCTAAATACCTATGGCTAAAAGCACGTTCAGATGTGTTTAAAAAAGCATTAGCATTAACCATTGATTATATGAACAGCAACAATGTTAGTAATAGTGCTGACTTAAAAAATAATTCATTCTCAAGTATCGAAATTGGCAGAACAACACTACAATCAGCAAACAAAGATATATCAAATACATCTAGTGGTTTAGCTGTTCCTGATGAAGCGTTGATGATACTTGGACGTTATGGCCTTCGTTATGGGGGTGTTCAAAGTGTCTAAGTTGCCAACTATACCAAAGAATTATGCTAATCAGCAGGTTATTTATCGTGCTTCTAACGGTGAAAAAGACAGATATGGTAAACAAAAAACAATCGATACTATTATCAACAAATGTGTGTTCCAACAAGAAACGATTTATACAGGTACTGGTAATAATCGTGAAGTAGTTGCTAATGCTGTTCTATTTATTTATGCAGATGTAACGACACCGTTCTTGAAATTCGATAAGAATAGTCAAGGTAACAAAATTGTTTTTAATGGTGTGGAATACACGATTAAGCGCATTGTTGAAAATCGTAATCCAATGAGTAACGATGTTTGGAACTATGAATTGGAGGTATTGTAATGGCAATTACTTTGAATTTACAAGGTGTCGACAGCATGTTAAGTCAACAACGTAAGAAGTCCATTCAATTCAAGACAGCTAATCAGGCAATGATGGCTATGGATAAGTTTGTGCCGAAGTCGAATATGCAAAAGCAAAACAGACTACGAACTGCTGCTCATGTTTCTGATGATGGGTGTAGCATTATCTACACCATGCCTTATGCAAAAGCGCAGTTCTTTGGTATTATCAACGGCTCGACGATTAAGAATTACACGACACCAGGAACAAGTGCAAGATGGGATAAACGTTTAATTGGTGATAAAGCACTGCTTAAAACTGTAACTGATGTTTATCCCAGGGAGTTATTGAAATATGGATCTACTTGAAAGATTAGCAGATAAAATAAATGAGCTTCCTAATTTACCCGAGCGGTTGATTATTGGCCAGTTAAGCAATAATAATGACTTTGGTTTTTATTCACAACCAGGTTCACAAGTAATTAGTGAAGATTGGTCTGGCATTCAGGAACGATCATTGCCGTTTGAAATTGCTTATAGGACTGATGATTTTGAAAAGGCTAATAACTCATTGTGGAAGATTAGTGAACTACTAGATGGCTTGAATAAACTGCAAACAGACGGTACATACGAATTTAATCGTATCAACATTCAACCACAACCATTTTTAACAATGATAGACGTCACTGAAAAGGGCGTTTTTTTATTGGACTTTAGCGTAGAAATTACACAACAAATTAATTTAGGAGAATAACATGTCACAATTCCAACTTAACTTTGAAAACCACTTAGAAATTGACATTAACGGTAATACATCTTTAGATGATGTATCTAAAGCAAGTTTTGCTCAAATTAGAGCAGGTATTCAAACAATTACACCGTCAGCTTCTGAAACAGCTGACACAACACCTTATTATAGCGGTGAAGGGTTCTCTGACCATGATGTTACAGGTAAGGCAATACAGTTTGCTATTGCTGGTCATCGTTTGTCAGGAGATACAGCACAAGACTATATCGCCAGCCGTTTCACTTCAATCGGTGATTCACTACGCACTTTGGCACGTTGGACTGATCCATCTGGCCGTCAAGTACAATTCGTAGCTACTTTGACAGCTATCGTGCCATTTGGTGGTGCAGCTAACGTTAAGCAGACGTTTAGCTTTACATTAGCAGCTAATGGTAAGCCACAAGTTGTTCCTGCTTCAAATGGTGGTACAACACCATCAACTGGCGTACAAGGTTAATAAAATATAAACACAGCAGTTAAAGCTCGAATGGGGTGAGAAGCCCAATTACATAACAGGATCACATAGGAGAAAACACATGGCAATTTCAATTAATTCAATTTTAATCAACGAAAAAGAGTTTAATTTAGGCAACCGTAAGTTGACAGCTCGTTATACACCAGAAGTCGATAATGAATTCTCTGATTTTTTGATTGAAATGGGAGAGCTTGAAAAGAAGATGGCTGATAAGAAGCTTGATGATTTGAATATCGCAGACAAGAAGAAAAAGATTCGTGAATTTACAGCTGAAATTCGTGATTTGAGTTCAAAGTACATTAGCGCTTTGTTCGACAAGAATGATGCCGATTATATTTTTGAAAAAGCTGGCGGTCGTATTGCTAACCTTTCACGCTTAGCTCGTACATTCTTTGATGAAGGTAATGACAACGTATTGCAAAAGGAACAAGGCGGAACGAACCGTAAGCAACGCCGATTTAACAAAGGTAATGACTAATGTTTTCTTTTACCAAGCGCCCAGAACAGACGTTTAAGCTTGGTAATTGCGAGTACAAAATTAACCTAGCTTTTAACGTTGTTATTGAAGCTTTTGGCATACTAGAATCAGAAGATTTGAGTAATGAGGATAAAGTATCTAAGATATTCGACCTATTCATTATTGATAAATTTGAGACCGACAGTGTTGCTATAAAAGGCGACATCGTTTCCAGTGTTTTTCAATACATTAACGATGGGCCATATGGAAAAAATGATGAAGAAGATAGTGCGTCATCTGAAAGTGATAGTACTTTAGCTACTTCTGATTATGACTATGAGCAAGACGCAGGAGCAATTTATGCGTCTTTTTTGAATTTTTATAACATTGACCTCAACAAAGAAATTGACATCATGCATTGGGACAGGTTCAAAGCCTTATTTGATAATCTTGGCTCTGATACGCCAATTCAAAAGATTAGGCAATATCGTAGTGATGACTTAACTAGCTATAAAGATGATGCTGAACGTGCTCAATTCATTAGCAACATGCAATATTACTACCGTCTGGATAAGCAAAAAGAAAGTGACGGATTCGCCGCTAATGCGAGTTCAATATTCGACATGATGTTTGAAGACGGTAAATAGAGAGGAAAGGAGGAACATAAATGGCTGATGGATCAATAAATATTGATTTGTTACTCAACGACCAGACAGATAAAACATGGACAGACTTTAAACAAAAGGCTGAACAAACTGGTAAAGATGGTTATCAAAAGTTTAAAGATGCTTTTAAAGGTGATCCATTAGTCGCCAAAATTGAAGCACAAGCCAATAAGGCTGGTATTAACAACTTTAGGGAAATGTTGAATAAACTACCTAAAGAAAAGCAGACAGAGTTATTGGCCAAAGCTGAAAAAGGTGAGGTCGTTAACTTTGAAAAGTTATTACGTGAAATCCCATCTAAGATTACATCAACAGTTGAACTAAATGATAATGCTTCAACCGGGTTAAGAGCGTTGAAAAATCAAGCGCATGATGTTGGTGATAAGTTCCATCGATTGAAAGATATCATGATTGGTACTTTTGCAGCGCAAGCTTTAATTGGTGGTATTCATGCTATTACTCACGGCATTAAAGAAATGACCGAAGCTGGTATGGAGTATAACAAAGAGCAAGACACTATGAAAACCGTGTGGCACGCGCTGACTGAAGAAGCCCCGAAAGATGGTGAGCAGTTACTTAGTTATATCAATAATTTGTCCCAACACTCTATCTATGCTGCCGAGAATATTAATGAAATGGCACAAAGCTTTTATCACGTTCATTCTAATGTTGATGAAACTAAACGATGGACAGATGCCTTTGTTGCCCTGGGTTCTACATTACACATGACTGGTCCTCAGATATCTGAATCAGGTGAAATGTTTGCCAAAATTGTTGCTGGTGGTAAAGCTAGTGCTGAAGATATGGCTGTGATGATCAACAGATTCCCCATGTTTGGTGAAGCAATGCAACATGCCACTGGTAAGACGATGAAAGAGTTGTATGCCATGAGTGCTGCAGGTAAGCTCTCAGCTGACCAATTCACTCAAGCGTTAGATTATCTTGGTGAAAAATACAAAGGCGGCACAGCTGAAGCTATGACTTCAATGCAGGGAATGAGCATGTATCTTCACTCACGCTTGCAAGTATTATCAGGTGAAGTCATGAAAAGCTCATTTGATATGAGCAAATCAGCGACAACGGCTTTACAACACATTACAAGTGATGACAGCATGAAAAAGTTTGCTGACAGTATTGGTAAAGCTTTTGGATCATTACTAAATATAGTTGGCGGTTTTATACAATTCGTTGATAAGAATAAAAATACAATCATTGGTGTATTTAGCGGTATTCAAGAATTTATTGTTCAGACATTCGGTATTATTGGTCATATATTATCTTCTTTTGCCACTACTTTCAAGATAGCAGTTCTTGGAACTGTTTCTGATGGAAAAGTTGGCAAGAAAATAGGCGAGTTAGAAAACTCTTTTGAAGAACTTGCTGAAGCTATTAAACCGATAGCGGATGCCATAGGAGTTCTTGCAGGAACAATAATAAGCGGTGCGTTTTCAACAATTTATAAAGTTGTTCAAGGAGTTGCTGATGGATTCGCTAGTGTTGGTAAGAGTTCAGACAACTTGAAGAAAAAACTAGACTTCAGTGGCATTTCAGACACAATTATGAATTTAGATATATCTGTTGCAAACTTTCTGAAGTCAGTTATTGAAATATCTAAGCCGTTAGGCCAAATAATTGGAGCAATCTCATCAGGTGTATTTGAAACATTTGGTGATGTGATTAATTTGATTGTTGATGGGTTCAAGTCAATGGTTGGAGATGTTCAAAATGCTTCAAATAATATCAATCCTTTGGCTAAAGCGTTACAAGAAGTTGCTAAACATAAAAACGCTTTGAAATCCATTGGTCTAGTTATAGGGTCAATCGCTGTGGCAATGATAGCCGTTAAAAGTGTAGTTGGTATTTTCAAAATGATTAGTACCGGCATTACTACTGTTAGAATAGCTGTTATGCTTCTGGGGGACACTTGGAAAGTTCTCAACACTATTATGAAGGCTAACGTATTCATTTTAATTATCAGTACTGTTATTGCTGTTGGGGTTGCCTTATATGAATTGTATAAGCACAATGAAAAGTTTAGAAACTTTGTTAATGGATTAGTTAAAGGTGCAGCTGACTTTTTCAAAGGTATTGGTAAGTGGTTTGGTGAAGCATGGAAAACGGTATCAGGATTTTTCAAAAAAGTAATCAACTTCGTAAAAAGTGACTGGAAGGAAATACTCTTATTCATAGTTAATCCTTTTGCTGGAGCATTTGCGCTACTTTATAAACATAACTCAAAATTCAGAAAGTCAGTTAATGACTTAGTTAAAAAAGTTATTGGCTATTTCAAGGGTATCGGAAAATCCATTGGCAGTGGTACTAATGCCATCGGGAAGTGGTTTGACGGATTAGTAAAAGGTTTTGTCAAAGATTGGAATTCATTTATAAAAGGCGTCGTTAAATTAGCTAAAGGATTTGGAAAGTTATTGCTTTATGCATTAGCTGTCCCAGTCGGTCTAGCTATGATTATTTTCGGGCCCTTAGTGAAGCCTATAAAGAATATTTTTGGGTCAATCATCAAGTGGATTAAAAATGCGTGGAATGGTGTTGTAAAGTTTCTAATTAACATATGGAAACCCATTCAAAAAGCTTGGAATGCTTATGTCAATATTTTTGTAAAAATTTCAAAGACAGTTGTCAATGCGATTATTAATGTCATAACATCTGCGCTAAAATCCATATATAAAGTATGGACGACTACTTGGAATGCTATTAAATCAGTGTTTACTTTCATATGGCAAGCCATTAGTAAATTCATAGAAGCTGGGTTAAACTTTTACAAAAAGATTTTCACTGTCACATTGGACTTCATTGTAAAAACTTGGAACAATGGCTGGAAAGCGATTGGTAAATTATTTGAAAGTATTTGGAATGGACTAAAAAGTTTCTTTACACCTATTATTAAATGGTTTATTGATATAATTGATGATGCATTAAATGCTATTAAGAAATGGTGGACTAAAACTTGGGACAGTATTTCAGACTTCTTTACTGATATTTGGAATAATATCAAAAAGACCGGTAGTAAGGGAGTTAACTCTCTGAAAGACACTTTTGATGACGTACTAGCTAAAATCGGTAAAGTTTTCAGTGATACATGGGACGCCATTGCCAGTGGATTCGGTAAAATGTGGGACGGCATGAAAAAACTTGCTGGAGAAGGTATCAACGCTGTTATTTCAATCCCGAACACAGGTATTGATGGAATCAACGGTTTGATTCACGACTTTGGTGGTCCAAAAGAAGCATTGGGTCATATTCCTAAAGTTAAGTTCGCTAGTGGTACTGGTGTATTTAATAACGCAAGACGAGCTATTACAAGCCCAACTATGGCTATTCTAAACGATGGAACAGATTCACCAGCAACAGAGAACAAAGAAGCCTTAATTCATCCCAATGGGGCTATGGAAGTCGTGCAAGGAACTAATACAGAGCGCTTGCTTATGCCTGGAACTGAAGTATTAAATGCTTCAGAACTAGCCATGGTTATGGGACATGAACACTTTGCTACTGGAACAGGTCGGCTTGGTTCTATCTGGGACGGGATGAAAGGTGCTGGCTCATGGGTAGGCAAAACAGCAGGTAATGCATGGAATGGCATGAAAGATGGCGTGGATAAGTTTACTAAGATGTTAGGATTTATCACTGATGCTGTTGCACATCCTGTAGAAACTATGAAAAAGACATTCAACCCAGAAGCTAAAGGCATGGGCAACATGTTTAATGGATTAGGTGGTGGTCTATTTGGTAAAGTGAAAAACCAAGCTAAAGACTGGTGGTCATCTTTGTGGAGTATGGCCAACGATAGTTCAAATGATGGGGCATCGGCTGGTAATAAAGGCGATGATTATCCGTGGAAGTCTGTTGGTAAAGATAGTGGTGCTGACCCTTGGGGATATTTCTATCGTGAATGTGTTAGTTTCGTAGCTAGTCGTTTGAAAAATATGGGTGTTGCACCTGGATTGTTTAGCGGACTAGGGAATGGAGCCGATTGGGTTAATGCGCCTGTAGGACATTCTAATAATCCAAAGCCGGGTAGTGTTGCTGTGTATGGACCAGGTTCAGAATTTGGAAACCACGTTGCCATGGTTACAGGTGTACAAGGTGATAGTTTCAGCGGTGAAGAATATAACTGGAATGGCGATGGTAATTATCATACTTATCAAGGGCATTCTAAAAAAGGCGCTACAACATTCTTAGACTTTGGTGTTGGTTCACCATCTGGTGAAAATAAAACAGCCGATGATAAGGATGGACCACTACAAGGACTGATTAAAGGTCAAGTAGGTGGCATGTTTGACTGGATTAAAAAGTTTATTAGTCCATTAACTGGTGGTGATTCAGCTGGTGGCGGTGATGTTCAATCTTGGTCTGAAGATGTTAAGAAAGCTCTGGGAGTACTTGGATTATCTACATCAGGATCAATGGTTCAAAAGATATTGAAACAAATACAGACTGAATCTGGTGGTAATGCAAAAGCCATTGGTGGTAATGATGGATTAGCTGATGGGAATGCAACTGGTTTGATGCAAGTTAAGCCAGGGACATTTAATGCCTATAAACAGCCAGGACACGATAATATCATGAACGGTTATGACAATATACTTGCTGGATTGGCTTATGCAAAAGACAGATATGGTTCTGATTTATCATTCTTGGGTCAAGGACACGGCTATGAAAATGGTGGCTGGGCTAACAAGCCTAGTATATTTGGTGAAATTAACGGTCAACCGGAAATTGCTATTAATCCTGCTAGAAGTACAGCAGACCAGCATATTAGTGAAGCAATTATTGCAAGAGCAAATAAAGCACCAAATAGTCTGTCAGCTAAGCTTGCTCAGGTTGTTAAAGGTGCTAAAAGTGGCATGCAATCAATCGTGGTACAACAGCCAGCCATCGCAGGACACGGTAGTCAATTTAACAGTAATGGTGGCATTGATTTATCGGGTGATGTTCATATGGTAATCACTATGGATAGTGGCGAAGTTGCACGTGCTACTTATCCTAAAATTCAAGTCTTGCAAAACCAAGAAATACAGATGAAAGGACAAAGGACTGGTAATACTTATGCCTACTAAATATCAAGGTGAAATAATTATCCAAAGGCGTGATGGTACACTTTACGACTTGGAAAAAGAGGGTATTAAAGTCATTAACTTTGACCCGCCATCTGCTAATTTTCAACATACTTACAATCAGGTCGGAAAGTTTGGCGCTGAATTAGTTGATACACAGATTCAACAGATGTCAATTCCATTGACGTTTGATGTAATCTCTCGAGACAATTATGATTACGAATTACAAAGGCTCAAGGTGTTGCGAATATTCAGCAGCACAGAGCCTTTTTATGTAATCAATATGCGGACACCTTTTCTGAGATGGAAAGTAGTGACCGATTCATTTACTTATCCAAGACTGGGCAACTTCTGGAAAGCTAAAAATGTCGCTATTAATTTGGTGTGTTATGACGGTTTAGCGGAAAGTACAGCAACGACATCAAATCCATTCACATTCGATGGCGGCACTTATGGTATTGGTATGGGCATTCCTTTTGACACACCAAAATATTCATTTACTAATCAAGCACAGTTCAATATTCTCAATCCGTCAATTATTCCACTGTTGTCAAATGAACGTCCTGTGACGATTACATTTAAAGGTGACGCACCAAATGGAATCACAATAAAAAATAATACCACAGGCCAATCGTTCACTTATTTCAAATCATTATCTAATACTGACGAATTCAAACTAATTGGCTTAGTACCAATGGTTAATGGCGTACAAAGATTAGGCAATGGTTTGTCAAATCGCGAATTCGTGGACTATGCTATCGGTAACAACGATATGGAAGTAGTAGGAGCAACTAATTTTACGATTCAGTTTACAACGAGGTTTTATTATTAATGGCTAATGTAGTATACGCTAAGCAGGCATTACCAGATAACACACCAATTGTTGTCTATAATTTGTCTGTGACAGAAAATATTAATGAATTAAGTACATCGTCTTTTAGTTTTGATGATGGGCAACAAAACAAAATCGCTACACTCATGATGTCACCACAAACAACTATTTACGTGCCAGAGATATCGCAAACATTTAGGCTAACTAATGTTAATCCAACATCATTGGGTAATCGACGTAGTTACCAAGTATCTGCTATTCATGTTGGAACTGATTTACATGACAAATATATAGAAGATAGATTAACCAATACTCAGAGTTTAGATAGCTGTATGAAGTTTGTTACTCAGGGTACTAATTTTAAATATGTTATTCATGACAGCTTTAAAAACTACTCATTTAGTGATGGCTTTGGTGGAGATTTTGCTGATAGTTTGTTTATGAATACTTTAAAAGATGATTTTGGTTTTGAATTCTATTTTGATGATTACACTATCCACATTTACAAGAAACTTGGTCAAGAAGACCAGTTCGTATTTATTGATGGGTATAATGCTTCAAAAATAGCTTGGACGGAAGATTACAGTAATATTCGCACCAAAATTAAAGGACTTGGTAAGCAAGACGATGATGGTAAGTACAAAGCTACGGCTGAATACATTAGTCCTAATGCCAAAATATGGGGCATAAAGCAGGCTGCTACAGTGCAAGATGATCGTTTTACAGATTCCGATTCATTATTGAATTATATTAAAGGTCAGTTACAAGACTATCCGATTATTCAATACACAATGGAGAGGGCTGAGTTTGAACATGGCGCTAAATTATCTGATATCAACAGCGTTAAAGTTGGTAATAGTGGACTAATCAAAGATAGATTAGGTGTTGATGTTGATACCAGAATTGTTGGTATGACCTATTACCCACAGGACCCAAAACAAAATGACACCCTAACATTTGGTAATAAGATATTTGATTACATGAAGAATATGGCTATGCAAAGAAAGGCTCATGATACTAATCAAAATATTGGTCAGTCTGTGCAAAAACTTAATGATGACATGTCTTCGATAGTAAACAATGGTGTGTGGTATTTATGGAGTTAATATGACAGTTAATTGGAAAAAAAGACCTAACTTAATCGATAATGTAAGTGCTATTGGAGTTGGTAAAGCTATATATGCCGCGCCTGATGGTGATAAAGTCAATGCCAGATTACTCGTTGCAGCTGACGGGTTTCATATGTTGCCCTGTGATTTTGAAGGACTTTTATTAGAGAGCCTTTCTTTTGCGACAATGAGTGGTAATCAATACGTTATTTCATTTGATGACAGCGGCAATATGCTTATTAATGGTAAACGTAAAGAAGTAGGACTGACAAGTCCTAATGGCACGAAATTCATTGTTTCAGTAGATGATGATGGCAATTTAAAAGTAACAAAGGAGTTAAGTGATGCAACTAGAAATACAACTCTCAAACAATCTTGATCCAACTTTCAGGCAACAACTGATAAGTAACTTTGAAATTATCCAGAGGTGTTTCAACCAGCAAAGTGAAACTGTTGACCAAGATAAGCTTGATAAAGCATTAAAAGCAATGCGGAATATGGTTTACACCATCAATGCCGGATCGGATAATGGTGATTCTAGTGTAGAAACCAAGTTGGCTAGAACATCGATTAAAGGCAAGAATTATCCAACAATAGCAGCAAGATTAGACGCTATTGAGCGAGCAATTATTAAGAACGGGGGTGCGATTGATGTCTAATCAGTATTTATCATTTGATGTCACTAAACAATCAGCACCACAGACACTAGTCACAGGTAGACAAGGTGATAGCCAACTAAAAAACATCACTGTTTCGTTTTGGGATGGTGAAAATGACCTGCCCTATGATTTGACAGGGAGAAAAATTTTATTTGAAGCGTTAAAGCCAGACGAAACCAGAGTGATTGATGCAGCAGATATTACTATTTTAGATGCACAAAATGGTTTATTTAGGTATCAATTCCACGACCAGGTTTTTACTGCTTCAGGCGATATGATTCAAGCCTTTTTCAAAATTGTTCATGAAGATAATGGCCAGACCATTACCGATTCTACATTAGACTTTAGTATTAAAATGCTTGAGAATAGAGTCGAACAGCATATTAGATCGTCTGACTATTTAAGTGAATATGATGTTTTGATTAAGAATGTTGAACAAAAATTCGCTGATTATGAAGCGACTGTCAAAGATAATGTCCAAGCAGCACAAAGTTTACATGCGGAAATACAAACGCTAATTGAACAGATTAATAAGCAACAAGTTTTAACTTTTAAGCCGACCCGACAATCTATTAACATGCCTGTTGCGGTGAAGATAAATGATTTGGGTGATGCTGGTACTGATTTTAAAATACAGAAGCTAGCTGATTCTAATTTGTCGGTTGACCTTGATCGTTATGCAGCGATTGAAACAAATTCTAGTTTTATAAGAGTAAGGAAGTGATAAGAGATGGTGGACATCGATAAAATTATGACAACTGACGCAGATGGGACCAAGCGTCAGATTATGCCACAAACCCATGTGAGCGCTATTTTAGGTCTTGATAAGCAGATTAGCGAGCAAGTTGGTGGTAACACGTTTAATTTGACTTTACCTGCAGGAGATCCTGGAAAAGATGGTGCAGACGGCAAATCAGCTTATCAGTTGGCTGTTCAAAGTGGTTTTCAAGGCTCGCTATCAGATTGGCTCAATTCTTTAAAAGGGAAACCAGGTGAAGCCGGTGGGGCAGATAGTTCAGTTAAACAAATTTCTGCAGGACAATACAAAAACATTGGTGATGTTCCTAATGGAACGTATTATTTGGCAATGGGGGGCAATGATTTGCCCAGTGATATGCCAGTGAATTCGGTTGGCTATGGGATTCTTGTCAGCCAAATTGCTTCTGAATATAATGGTCGTCAGGAATATACGGATTTGGATAATAAGACAACCACTAGAATTAAAGCATCTGGTGTTTGGCAGCCATGGCGTACGGCGATTGCTCAGCGTTTGGATAATGCCCGCAAAATAAACGGGACAACTTTTGATAATACGCAAGACGTAACAGTTTATCGTGTCAATGATAGTGAGGTTATTTTGAATACTAGCTTTGAAAAATTTGAAACAGATAAGGCACACTATCATCCGTGGGAGTTGGTTGAATTTTTATTTAAACCAAAAGCAAATGCGGGAAACTTAGCAATCACTTATTATAAGCGCAACGAGTTAGTTGCCACACAACATATTGCCTATGATTCGCAGACGGTGCAGTGGCATTGGCGGTTGCCTGGAGATGACATTGAGGCTTATATCGTTAAAGTCGTTAACACCGTTAAGGGGCAATCAGAAACTTTTTATCATGCAATCAACGTGAGCTGGGATCAAAAAGATAGACCATTGATGGGATTCTTATCTAAGTTTGGTGATTACAACTTGGAAAACGTAAATAACATCATGACTTACTTGAAGCGTTTGCATATTAATTATATTCAGTATTATGACTGGTTTGATCGTCATGATGTGCCAATCAAAACAAATGATGATGGTTTTGTATCACAGTTTTGGGGTGATTTCGTTAATCGTCCCACACGCTTTGATTTAATTCACAAGTATATTGAACTTGGCAATAAATACGGTATTCTCAGTATGGCATATGGTCTCATTAATGGGGCATCACATAATAATGAGACTGATGGTTTGTCAAAAGATATGTTCATGTTTGATGATAATTCACAAGATTTAGGGCATGTTACTAATACTAATCTGACACCTTGGGCAAAGTATGTCTTGTACCAGATGAATTTTATGGTTGATTCTTGGCAAGATTACTTTACTAAGGAAACAGCTAAAATATACCGCTTTTTACCTTTTGATGGTTGGCATATTGATACGTTAGGGGATCCAGGCAGTAAATATGATTCAACTGGGAAAAATATTACGACGGATAGTTGGAAGTTAGCTTATCCATTTTTCATCAATAAAGCGATTTCAAATTCAAATGGTAAGCGGGCAGGTTTAAATGCCGTTGCCGAATATGGACAAAAAGAAATTGCCTCATCAAATGCAGATTATATCTATACAGAAGTCTGGGATAATCGTAAGACGTACAACGATATGATGAATATGATTATTGAAATGCGTAATATGAGTGATAAAGAACTTATTGTAGCAGGTTATATGCACCATCATTGGTCAGACAATAACGCAAATAATACAAATCTTGTATTCAATGACCCCGCCGTCATTTTGACAGATTTGGTCATTATGGCGTCAGGGGCTACACATCTTGAAATGGGAGAGCACATGTTAACAACCGAGTATTTCCCTAATAACAAGCTGTCTATGAGCGATGCCTTGAAAGATTACTTAGTTAAAATTTATGACTTGCAAGTAGCCTTTAAACGACTCTTTAAAATAAAGAATAAGGCAAAAGTGGATATGGTTTCATCTACCCATGCCATATTCAACAACTTTATGCAAAAGGGTAATTTATCAATTATCAGTAAAGAAGATGACTGGTACAGAGTTGACTCAATTATTAACATGATTGGTTTAAATGGCGATACTTGGCGTGATGATGGCAAAGATAGAAACTATCCAACATTCCAAGATAATGTGATGGTTGGTTATCCTAATCATGGTGACTACAAGCATTTTTATGTCGTTGAGCCAAAAAATCCTGTGCCAACTGAAGTATTTCCAGATAGCAATGGTAACTTTACCATTCATCACATCGAATACTTTACATTAGTTTATGCAACTAAGTTTTAATAAAGGAGAAAAATAATGGGATCATATACCGCAGCAATTATCGATAAAGATGATAATCTCTTATTGCCGCAAACCTCAGTAGCTAGTATTATTGATGGCGATTCACTTGCAAAAGCAAATGATTTAGGAACTACTAATGCTAATATCAGCAAGTTAGTTGAACAGGTCAACCTGATTAATAGCAATAATACTGCCTGGACAGATTGGTCAAAAGAAGGCATGGCCTTGCTTAATGGGGCGCAACAATACTCTGAGGATGGCGATTATCCTCGGTACAGAACAAGGGTTATTAACGGTAATAAACAGGTTCAAGTCAAGTTTAGAATTAAAGGGGTTACCAGTGGCGGTGACACAGCCTATGTCTCATTTCCATCAAATATCAAACCAACTGGTATTTCACAACTAGGATTTTCATCGCCATCATCTTCTGGTAGAACAGCTTCATGGCTTATTGAAGGAGAAAATACAGTTAAGTTACATGCCACATCAGATAATAATTATAATTCACAATTCTGGTATCCGTTTGTTGGCACTTGGGAGGTGTAAGAATGAAAGCAGTGTATCGTTTAATCAGTGGTAGTATTCAATCAGAAATCGTAGATGATAATTATCAAATACAACCAAATGAAACTTTTATTAAACCGGCTGATGGTATTTATCAGCCGTTTTCTTTTTCAGAAGGTATGATTGTCGGGGTTAGTGAGTCAGAATGGGTTAAAAATCTAACGACAGCTACCAAAAGTAAGAGCACAGAAGAAATCATTGCAGACCTGGCACAGCAATTTGCGGAAACACAAAAGCAACAGGCAATGTTTAATACAAGTGTGCTGAAACAGATTGCGGCTATGCAACAAGGAGGTAATAAATAATGGCAGATTTTGTGATTCAATTTTTCAATCAAGGTTATTTTACTGCAAAAGATTTAGAACTATTCGTACAAGTCCAGTGGATTACCGCTGATCAGTATAAGTCAACGACTGGTGTTGACTATGTTGCTGGATGACGATATGAAAAGACATTTTTGGAAGAATAGGCAGTGGGTCACTATTGCCATTGAAGAAATTGTTATTGGTGTGATTGTGATGATGCATTATCAACAACTAGATAGTCATTTGCCACCTGCTTTAGGTTTGTTGGATGATGCTCCGTTTGGCATGCTGTATATTGTTATCGGGACAACACTATTGGTTAATTCATTATGGGACTTCTATTGGCATCGCATACGTTTAATCCTGATTGCATTATCTGGCGGTATGTGGACTATTTTGACAGTTAGTTATGCACTGAATGATATTGTCAAAGATAATTTATCAATTGTGCCATTCATATTTGCAATCATAACAACTAATGTATTCTTGAGTGCTTGGTTAGAACCGCGCTATAAATTGAAAGGCGGTGACCATTATTGAACAATTAGCCGTTATTTGTGGCGCTATTGGTACAATCGCAACCGCAGTTTTTGCATGGCGTGGTAAGAAAGAAGATACTGCGCAAAAGCATGATGACACATTAGGTCATATGTTCAAGGCACAGGGTGACTTAGTTAAAGAATTATCTGATCAAGTAGGAAAACTTGGAGCAGAAATTGAGAAACTGCGTGATGAGAATAAAACACTAACCAAAGAAAACGGGGATTTACGTATTGAAGTGCGTAACTTAACACAGAAAATAGATGAATTAGTCAAGTCGGTTTAATCCGGCTTTTTTATTTGGAGGAAATTATGAGTAAAACAGATGTATGGGGAATTATTGTTGCACTTTGGACGAGCGGAGTGATTACTGCTGTTGGCCATGCAGCAATGCGATTTATTAAAGCGAATACTAAGAACAAGAATGTTTTGTTATTTTTGCAATGGGCTGATCAAGCAGTAACTTATGCAGAGAAAAATGCAGCCACAAGTGAAACTAAGAAGAAACAAGCGGAGATGTTTTTAACACAGCGTTTATTTGCTAATAATCTTGATAGGGCATTTAGCACAGATCAGGTTGATGCGGTCATCGAACAAGCAGTAGCAAAATTGCATGACTGGCACCCAGAAATTAAGGCAGAGGAAAAATAACATGGCATACGATGTAAATACAGCTTTACAAGTAGCGCAATCATATATTGGACGTGCAACTTATAGTATGGAATGGAACGAACGTGACGGACAAGACATTGGCGGTACTTTGGGCTTTGATTGTTCAGGTTTCGTATATCACGTTTTGAACCATGCCGGAGCTTGGGACGATAGCTATTTGCAACGTGCGCACTACACAGGCACACTGAAAGCTGATTTGTTGGCTGCTGGTTTCGTTGAAGTTGATGGCGACCACGTACAAGCAGGCGATGTATTCTTATGGGGGAGCAATTACGGTGCCGGTGCCGGTGGCGTATCACACACAGGTTTGTTCAATGACGATGGTGTAAATATCATTGATAGCTCATGGTATACAGCAGGAGCAGTGAACGGAGCAATTAACATTCACGACCACAATGCTTATTGGGCGTTAGATAACCAGCCTGAATACCATTTCTTCCATTATGTCGGTGGCGAAACACAGAATGATGCGCCAGAACAGCCAGAAAACTCATTCACGGCGCCAACGGAACCAGACCAAAAACTGGAAGCTGGTTCGAAGGTTAAGATTCCCGGAAACTTTATCTTGGATGATTTAGTTCAATATAATGGTGGTTGGTACGCAGTCAACAACGCTATTTCAGTAGCACCAGTTGACGCTAATAACTACATTCCAGTTGGGCCATTGACTGAAACAGACGTTAATAGAATTGCAACAGATCGACAAGACTTTGAAGGTGCAGGTCAATCTTACTTCTCATTTAGCGGTCAAGTATTCGATGTAACTGATGTTGATGAAGATACTGATAGTGCATGTGTAACTATCGGTGGCGAACCTGTTTGGCTCAAAATGTATTATTTAACTTTTGACTACTAAGCATTATGTATTAAATTAATTAAATAAATAAAAAAGACCTATCCATAGCTAGCTGGATAGGTCTTTTTTATTTAGCGTGCTTTTTACTTTTGATAATTTCAATGACGCCAATAAGCACAAATGCTATTGGAAATAATAGTGCAGGAAATGGAGGCATTTTTAAAATAGCATACACTCCAATACAAATGCCTAATATAACTAAAACAATTCCTCGATAGGGTGACACAATAGTATAAAATTTAGAATTTTTATATTTTTGTGTATTTGTAATAGCCATTATACAAATAAGTATAAGGAGTAAATTTGTGCTAGTCATTGTAATTGCCTTTCTAAAAAAATATCATTAAAATGTGCCAAAGCTGTAGTTAAGTGAATAAGCCATATCCAAGTAGACTCTGTAATTCATATGAGTAGAGTTGTAATACTCTAAATTTTCAGCAACATTGTCAAAGTACCATGCACCGGCACCAGCTGCAAAGCCACCAGCTGGAGACAAAGGTGTTGCTATAGCAGCACCAATAGTTAATGTTGATGAATATCCATGAAACTCATGCACTAATTGTGCAACAGCCGCATTGCTTGTGAAATAATAGCGGCAACCCCACCAAAAATAAGAATAAGTGTAGTTGCTGTTTCCTAACAT